CAGGATGATTTTTTGAAGGTTCGTGAAACCCTAACACGAATTGGTGTATCGTCACGAAAAGAAAAAGTGTTGTATCAATCTTGTCATATATTACATAAACAGGGACAATACTATATCGTACATTTCAAAGAATTGTTTGCATTAGATGGTAAACCATCAAACATATCTGAGAATGACATTCAAAGACGTAATGCTATTGCAAAATTATTGGAAGAATGGGGTTTGGTAACTATTTTAAACCCACAAATTATGATTGATAATATTGCACCGTTACATCAAATTAAGATTATATCGTTCAAAGAAAAGAATGAATGGGAATTGGTTACCAAATACAACATTGGTAAGAAACCAGAACAAATGTATTAATATGGATTTTTATTATGAAACCTACGAAACTAAAAAACATCTACACAGGCGATATCGTTTATTGCCATAATATTAATGAAACTTCATTAGTTGATGAGAAGGTGTTTATCAAGGTATACTCAGAAGAAAATCCACAAAGGATATTTTTAGTTAATAAGGCAGCCTTTAACGTCATTGTATGATTGCCGCATTTGATATAACACTATGATATAATGGTAGTATTGTGAGGATATATTATGAAAATTGCAGTTTGTTCTGATTTGCACCTTGAGTTTGGTGGCTTAATTTTAACCAATAAAGATAATGCTGATGTTCTGATTCTTTCAGGTGATATCTGTGTTGCTAAAGACTTGTTGGAACTTGGTTCGCCAATGAGCAAGTCGGAAGCAATTCACGATTTCTTTAAGAATTGCTCTGATGAATTCAAGCACGTTATCTACATTGTTGGTAACCACGAACACTATCACGGTGATTTCAGAGATACACTTAGAGATTTGAAATACAATCTCCATTATCTCCAAAACTTACACATCTTAGATAAAGAGACGGTCACACTTGACGGTGTTATCTTCATTGGTGGAACTTTGTGGACTGATATGAACGATGAAGATCCAATGACACTCAATGCTATCGGTAGCATGATGAATGATTTTCGTTGTGTGAAAAATAGCAATAAGAAAGTTTCTTTCCGTGATGCTGATGGTCAATTCCATGAGCGAACCGCCAAGTTTTCACCTCAAGATGCTGTGGAAGACCATAAGAAAATGGTTGAATATATTCACCATGTTGTTAGAGGTAAAGACAATCAAAAGTTTGTTGTTGTTGGTCATCATGCACCATCAAAACTTTCTACACATCCAAGATACCAAAACGAAACATTGATGAATGGTGGATATAGTTCCGATTTATCACAATTCATTTTGGATAATCCACAAATCAAATTGTGGACTCATGGTCATACACACGAAACATTTGACTATGTGATTGGTGAAACACGAATCGTTTGTAACCCACGAGGTTATATTGGTTATGAGGATCGTGCCGATAAATTTAAATTGAAAACAGTTGAAGTATGAAAGAGAAATTCATTGACGCACATATGAAGGCAGCTGAAGTTTATGCTCAGTTGTCCTCAGCTAAACGTCTCCAAGTTGGTTGTGTTGTTGTAAAAGATAACACAATCATTGGTATTGGTTACAATGGTATGCCATCAGGATGGACAAATGAGTGTGAGTATAAAGAATATATGACTTTGGCCAACAATCCTGGTGAATTTGCCAGTTGGGAATTTGACCAAACAGATGAAGATGGTACTATGTACCGATTACGAACTAGGCCAGAAACCCTCCACGCTGAGACAAATGCTATCGCAAAGATTGCTCGTAGCACAAACTCAAGTGATGGTGCTGCATTGTTTGTGACTCATGCACCTTGTTTAGACTGTGCAAAGATTATACACCAGGCCGGAATAAATTCCGTTTACTATCGCAATACCTATCGTTCAACCGATGGTATTGATTTCTTAGAGAAGTGTAACATCAATGTCAAAAAAGTATAACAGTAAAGTTTTAGAAATCTGTGATAATGGTGATGCTATTGTAGAGTTGCCAGAAGAACTTATGGAAGAACTTGGTTGGAAAGTGGGTGATAAACTAGACTATCAAATGAAAGATGGTTCAGTTTATGTTACAAATTTATCATTGAAGGAAAGAAAGTAATGTTAGAATGCTTAATTGTTGGTGATAGTATTGCAGTTGGTACTCAAATGTTTGCTAAAGAATGCCAGCTTGTAGGTAAAGGTGGTATAAACAGTTCTCAGTTCAACAAGATGTACAATCAATCTTTTTATGCTGATACTGTGATTATTAGCCTTGGTTCAAATGACCACAAATATGTTAAAACATATGATGAATTATTTGAAATGCGTCAGCGAGTTGGTGCTAAACGAGTCTTTTGGGTACTGCCTGCTGGTAACTTGAAAGCTGGTGGATTGCCAATTGAGAAAGTGCAGTTTGAGGTTGAACATATTGCTGCATACTATGGTGATACGGTTTTACCAATTCGTGGTTTGCAACCAGATGGTATTCATCCATCATGGTCTGGTTATAAAGACATTGTTGAAAGGACTAAAGAATGAATATGTATAAAGATGTAGTCACCTTCATTGAAGCCTGTGACCAGAAACCAACAATTGATAGTGTAAATTTATATACACGGTTAATTGAAGAAGAGTATAATGAATTTCTTGTAGCCAGACACCAAGAAGATGAAGTTGAACAGCTTGATGCCTGCATGGATATGATTTGGGTTATTCTTGGTTACTGCTATGCAAAAGGCTATGATGTAAAGGGTGCATGGGAAGAAGTTGCTAAATCTAACCTAAGTAAGATTGATTCTGCAACAGGTAAGGTCAAGAAACGCCATGATGGTAAAGTATTGAAGCCTAATGGCTGGCAACCTCCAAACTTAACCCCATTTATAGTAACATAATCCTTGCACGATAACAAGTACTATGTTATAATGATTTTTCTATGTTAACAAAGGTGAATGATGAACATTCGTGAACTCGCAAAAAAAATGGCTGTAGAACATAAACTTCCACGTGCCGACAAATATGATTTGTTTCTCCGTGAATTCGACAACAAGGTTGAATTGATTGGTCTGGTACAAGACCCAACTCTTAACATGAATGACTTCCGTGGTCGTGAAATGTTATTCCCAAAACGCTGGGTTACCCTTGCAGTATATGACGCAGAGGAGCCAGTAATTGTTTAAAGTTACTTATTTGATGGAGGGTTCACAACAAGCCCTCACCAAGTGGTTTGAGTCATTAAGTGAAGCAACCACATTCGCAAACAAGAAACCGCAAGAATCAATTTTGGAGATTAAACACTATGCCAACAAAGCTAATAACATTCAAGACGAACCATACGATTTTAGGTGATGTAGAAGAAGGTACAGTTTACACGACCGTAAAATATCCTGTACAAGTCGTATCTGTTCCACCACAAGGTCCAAATGAACCATCATCTATCGCATTTTCTCCTTTTGTGGAATATGCGGAAGAATTCCGTACTGGATTCCAAATTAAGAACGAAGATATTTTGATGGTTTCAACACCAGTTAAAGAATTAACTAATCAATATAGTAAACTCTTTGGTAGTGGTATTCAAATTGCCACTTCCATTCCTAAACTCTGATATAATATATGAATGACTAGATACTACACAAATGTTGCCATGGTAGGCAACAACATTCTATACCGTGGCGTCAAAGATGGGCGTAGAGTCAAGATGAAAATTGGCTATACGCCCACTCTATTTCTGCCAGCGAAGAAAGAAACGAAATTCAAAACTCTCAACGGTGAATACCTTGAACCAATGAAGTTTGAATCCATCCGTGAGGCTCGTGATTTTGTTAAGAGATACGATGAAGTATCTAATTTCAAAATCTATGGCAACACGGGATATCAGTATGCGTTTATTGCTGATGAACATCCAAAAATGATTGATTGGAATATTGATGATATCTCCATTGCAATCACAGATATTGAGGTCGGTTCAGAGAATGGATTTCCTGACCCATACCTTGCTAATGAACCAATCACCGCAATCTGTGTAACCTTTCTGAAAGGTGAAACGGTGGTATTTGGTTGTGGTGATTATGAAACGAAGGGCTCAGAGAAATACATTAAGTGTAAAGATGAGTACACCTTATGTAAATCATTCCTACAATACTGGCAAGATAATTGTCCAGATGTATTGACTGGTTGGAATACCAAGTTCTTTGATATTCCATATTTGGTTAATCGCTTTCGTAAAATTCTCGGTGAAGATGAGACAAAGAAACTATCACCATGGGGTATGATTGGTGAACGTAAAGTTATTTCCAATAACCGTGAGCTGATTGCGTATGAAATGATGGGTGTATCTTCATTAGATTATATTGAATTGTATCGTTGGTATGCTCCTGGTGGTAAGTCACAAGAATCATATAAGTTGGACAATATTGCTAACGTAGAACTTGGTGATAGTAAACTTTCATATGATGAGTATGATAACCTTCATGCTTTGTATCGTGAAAACTTCCAAAAGTTTATTGAGTATAACATCAAAGACGTTGAGCTTATTCTCCGTTTGGAAGATAAGTTGAAGTTGATTGAGCTTGGTCTTACTTTGGCATACGATACCAAAACCAACTACGAAGATATCTTTGCACAGACTCGTATGTGGGATGCAATGACTTATTCCTACCTTTTGGAAAAAGGCATCATTGTTCCACCTAAAGTTGTCAAAGATAAAACATCCGCCTTTGAAGGTGCGTTTGTTAAAGAACCTCAAATCGGTATGCACAATTGGGTTGCTAGTTTTGACTTGAACAGTCTTTATCCACATCTGATGATGCAGTATAACATTTCACCAGAAACATTAATTGAAGTATCAGATTATACCGATGAAATGCGTAGTATTGTTATGAACGGTGTTTCTGTTGATAAAATGTTGAGTAAGAGTGTTGATACAAGTAAACTGAAAGATGTTACCTTGACACCAAATGGTCAATTCTTCCGTACAGATATTCAAGGTTTCTTACCAAAAATGATGGAAGAAATGTATGAGGATCGTAAGAAGTTTAAGAAGATGATGCTCAAGGCTCAACAAGAGTATGAGAATGAGAAAGATGAAAGCAGAAAGTATGAGATTGAAAAGCGTGTAGCAAGATTCAATAACCTACAACTCGCAAAGAAAGTTTCTCTAAACTCTGCTTATGGTGCTCTTGGTTCACAATACTTCCGTTTCTATGATTTACGTTTGGCTCTTGGTGTAACAACAGCTGGTCAGTTGTCGATTCGTTGGATTGAAGCAAAGATTAACCAATACATGAATAAGTTGTTGAATACTGATAGTGATTATGTAATTGCTTCTGATACAGATTCAATCTATCTCCGCATGGGTGAACTTGTTGATAAGTTTATCAAAGATACATCCGATAAACAAAAGGTAATTTCTCTCATGGATAAAATCTGTGAAGAAAAGATTCAACCGTTTATTGATAAATCTTATGAAGAGTTGGCTGAATATGTCCATGCTTATGCTCAGAAGATGCAGATGAAACGTGAAGGTTTATCTGACAAGGGTATCTGGACTGCCAAGAAACGATACATTCTAAACGTATACAATAACGAAGGTGTTCAGTACAATGAACCACACCTGAAAGTTATGGGTCTTGAAATGGTCAAGTCATCAACACCATCGGTTATCCGTGACAAGATGAAACAGACTATTGCACTTGTTGTGAATGGAACGGAAGAAGATATCCATAAATTCATTGCTGATTTCCGTTCTGAGTTTAAGAGTTTACCTCCTGAAGAAGTTTCTTTTCCTCGTGGATGTAATGGTCTAAAAGAGTATTCAGACAAAGTGACAATGTACAAGAAAGGCACACCGATCCATGTTCGTGGTGCAATTCTTTACAATCACTACCTGAAAACTCTTGGTTTAGATAAACAGTACCCATACATTCAAGAGGGTGAGAAGTTGAAGTTTTCTTATCTCAGACAACCAAATACTTTTAAAGATAATGTGATTTCATATCCTGTTAGATTACCAAAAGAATTTGGTCTGCATGAGTATATTGATTATGATTTGCAATTTGATAAAGCCTTTCTTGAACCAATCAAAGTGATTTTAGATTGCGTTGGTTGGACTACAGAGAAAACTTCTTCTTTACAGGACTTCTTCAGTTGAAAGATATTAAAATCATTAAGACTGGCATCAATGTGTCTAAGATGTTGAAACAATTAGAACAACATCCAGAAGATTGGGGTAGTCAAAACAAAATGGATAATGCTGATTCATTATTGAATTACGGTTACCAAGAACTGAGTGCAGATGTTTTGCAATTGGTTGTTGGTGGTGTAAGGAGTGTGGATGAATTTGTTGGTGATACTGAGATATGTGTGCCAACTCCAGCATTCCATAAACACACCGAAATGGTTAGATTCTTACAGAGACACTTTAAGAATTTTAAGCGTTGCGGTTATTTGTCTCTACCGATTGGTGGCGTAGTAGATAGCCACATTGATGTAGGTACATATTATTCAAACAAAGATAGGTATCACCTATCAATACAGGGAAGATATGAATACCATTGTGGAGACGATGTGACAATTGTAGAACCTGGAACATTATTATGGTTCAACAATAAGAAGATGCACGGCACGGTTAACATCGGTGATTGTACAAGAATTACCTTTGTGTTTGATGTTCCACACAAAAACAACAAGCCGTATTACTGATAACTGTTATA